ACAGCAACGGTGTGCTGCTCAAGCAGATCCTCGTACTTCGCCTGAACCTCTTCCTCAATCTGACGAGCGCGCTCGTTCAGGTGAGCCTCAAAGAGGGTAGCAGCAGAAGTCTTGAAGTCCTCGGAGAGTTCCTGACCGCTGAGAAGAACAGCAATGTCCTCCTTCACGGTGGGCTTGACTTCAGGAATCTTGGTTTCAGCCTTGGCAGCAGATGGCTTCGCCTTGATGGTTCCCTTGTTCTTACCGCTGGCATCACCAGTTGGCTCGGCAATCTTCGGACCCTTCTTGTTCACATCATGGGCAATCTTGGTGCTGGCGTAGTCAGAGGCGGCTTCTTCAACCTTCTCCTTCTTCTTGCCGAACTTGCCCTTGAGGAAGGCAGGCATCTTCTTCTTGCCCTTGGACTCTTCTTCGTCCTCCTCTTCTTCCTCTTCTTCGTCCTCTTCCTCTTCTTCCTCAGACTCTTCGTCCTTGGCTTCTTCGAGTTCTTCTTCTACGATTTCTTCTGCGTCCTCGTAGACTTCCTCCTCAGCGATGGCATCCTCATCGGAGGTGTCCTCGTCGCCCTCGGGGATATTCTGCTCCTCGGCGTTCTCCGCGAGGAAGCCTTCGCCCAGGATTACCTTCTTGATGACATCTTCGATCTTTTCGTTAGCCATGACTGTGAGTCTCCTTCTAGGAAATATGTAGATTCGTCAGAGTTTTGAAATGAAGTCCTTGAACAGTTTCATTGCCTGCTCTTCCAAGTTTTTGGAAGAGGTCTTCTCAATGATACGCTTGTAATTTTCAACTTCCACGGGCTTCAGAACGCCACCGTCCCAAATCCATTCCCGTCCTTCCATGATGCCGTTGACAAAAGCGTTGGGTGCAGACGGATCAGCGACCACATCCACCGCAGCCAGCATGAAGTCTTCCTGCACGACATTTACCCCGTCCTGCTCCTTCAGACTGCCCATGCCACGGGACGAAACGCCCAGTTTCACGCCCTCGTCAATGAGGTTGCGGACAATTTTGCCGTAGGGGGTGTCAAGAATCTTGGCTTTGCCGTACACATCGTTTCCCTCAAGGCGCAAGTCCTTGATGAGGTGGGAAACGCGCTCAAGGTTCACGGTCGGACCTTCGGGGTGACCCAGTTCGCCCATAGCGCGGTTCGTCTTCACATATTCCTTCTGATACCGATCAAGTTCCTTCTCCATGACAGCGATGGGGTACACGCGACCGTTCCTGTTCTTGGACTCAGCCTGCATGAACACGCCTTCAATGAAGTAGTGCTTCTGACCGTTCTTCTCTTCGGTCAGGATGTTGATGTCCTGTACGGTTTCGGTAATGAGTTTCATTAGTCCTTGCCCGCCTTCTTGTTGTGGAGTTTCCAAGCGGTGGCGTACATGACGCTCTTGCCGCGCTTGCCGTACTGCTTGGCAAACGAAGCCTTGGTCTTCTTGGAGCCTGTCATCTTCTCCATGTCGGGAGGCGACACTTCATCCAACTGCTCAGTGGCTTCCTTCATCGCACCAGCGGGAACGCCCTTGCCGAGTTTAGCCTTGTAGCCAGCCTTCTTCACGGTATCCCGAGCAGCCTTGAACTTGTCCTCGCTTGCACCAGCGGGAACGCCAGTGTCGGGAGCGGTCTTGGCTTCGTTGAACACGGCGTTAGCCACAGCAAAGCGAGCCTCGTCAAGAGCGAGTGATGCCTTGGCGTACAGAGACTTGAAGACCAATTCCTTGGCTTCGGCAAAACTCTTGTTGACCAGTGCCTTTGCAATCTTTTTGTGGGTATCCATGTGTTCTCCTTTTACAGACACGATTATTTAGTTTTCAGTTTCGTTTGACTGTGATTCTTTGGTGGTTTCTGCGCCAACTGCATGAAACAGTTGGTTTGAAATATGCTCTTTTTCCGCTTCTATGCGCTGCGCCACCTTGTCTTTCAAGGCGGATGACACGGCTGCGCGGAAATCTTCAAATGACTGTAGCATGGTATACCTCTCAATCGTTCATGTCTTCTTCGTCCGCAGGGACGATTTCACCTATTGTTACCTGTGGCGATTCGCCGCCGCCAGCAGGGGCGACAGCAGGAGCGGGTTGCGGTTGCTCTGGCATGGGTTGACCCATGCCCATGTCCTGACCAGGAGGCGCAATCAGACCAGCAGCCTGCTCTGCCTCTATCTGCTTGTCAATCTGCTCTACATCGTCCTCGGTCTGACGCAGGATCTTCTTGCGTACCCACTCGCGGGAGTAGTACTTGCCCACGAAATCCTCTGCGTCCCGTGCGCTCTGCAAGCGATCCTTCAGAATCTCACTCTCCTTTAGTTCAGAGAAGTGCGAATCCTTCGCAAACTTGAACGCCAAGCGGTCTTCAATCTCGTCCCACTCGCTGTCCTTGATGATGCCCTTCATCACCAACTGAACGCGCAGCAGTTCAAGGAACAGTTCCGCGAACTTCATGCGGAGGCGTTCAATGAACTTGAAGAATTTCACTTCATCGCGTGAAATCTCCGAAGCCTTGCCAAGGTTGAACCCCGTGGTTTCCTCAAGACGCGAGGACGGAACATTGAGCGACTGAAACAGTTTCTTCTGGAAGTACTTTACATCGTCCATCTCGGAAAGGTTCTGTCCTGCCTCAAGCGTCTGAATCTCCGTGCCGCGACCGCCTTCGCGCCGTGGCATCCAGAAATCCTCAAGCATGGACAGGTGCTTGCGCGAATCCTGCACTTCGCCAGTGTTCGGATCGTACATCAACTTGTTGCGATACCGCTGCATCAAGCCGCGCACATATTCCTCTGCCTTCTGCTTCGGCAGGTTTCCGACATCCACATAGAACACGCGCCGCTCGGGAGCGCGGGTGATGCGGTAGATCACCACAGCGTCCTCAATCATGCGGAGTTGGTTCAGTGCCTTGATAGCCTTGTGCAGATAGCCGATGATCTTCTTGTGATATCCATCAAACAGTCCGCTGTGTACAAAGCAGATGGAATCGGGATAAATCTTCAATCCCTCAAGTTGCAGCGTGGACGAGTTCGGCTGCTGCTCGTTGTACACATAGAACTCTTCAACTGCGGTGACCAGTTGTATGCCCACTCCCGCAGCGTTGTTCTTGTCAAGCGGCTTCTTCGTGATGCGGCGAACCTTACGGATCTTCGTGGGATCAATGGGACGGAGTTCCTTGATGCCCTTCTTCTTGTTGCCTTCATCCGCAATGATGTGGTAGTACAGGCGACTGTCAATATACCACTTGCGGAAAATCTCGTAGCCGCGCCGCGAGAAGTCAAGCAAGGCAAGCACTTCATCGAACTCTGCCTCAATCTTGTCCTTGATGGAGTGGGACTGCCTCAGATGCGTAGTGTCAATCTTCACGGTAGTAAAGGTGTCATCATACACGATGGCTTCGTTGCAGATATCCGCGATGGCAGACTCCACTTCGGGGTGGAGAGCCATGTCTCGGTACTTGCGGATGAGTTCTATGTCAGACTTGATCGTGCCGTCAAAGTCAACAACCGCTCCGAAATATCCACCCACCTCAATGGGAACCGAACCGTCATCGTAATCGGGCGGTACAAAGGAAAGAGACTTCTTGGATTCCTCCGAAGAAGTCCCTTCGTCCTTTGAGAGTGTGAAGCCAAAGAGTTTGATAGCCATGAATAAAGAATCCTGTCAAAAGGGGCTTTAGAAGCCCTGACCAATATTGATACCAGCCCCCTGCAACAGAGACTGAATGCTTTCGGCTCCTGTTCCTGTGGCAGGAACTGCGGCACCAGCAGCAGCCTCCCACCAAGAGTAGTTGATGGTCACGGGGAACTCTGCAATTGTGTCATTGTTCTCGTAAGAGAGATCAATTGCACCCACTTCGCTCGGGAAGCACCCGATGAAGTTGTAGGTACGCAGAGCCTCGCCGTCACGACGAAGTTGCGTAACCGACCAAGTGGGCATGAACTGCATGAAGTTCACCGAAGCCACATTGCTCACATGAGAGTTGAAAATTGCGCTCCAGTATTCGAAACCTGAACGAAGGCTCATGTTTGCATCAGAGATGACCGTGATCGTC